AAATCTAATATCTAATTTTGGGTTCTGTAATTTTATCAGCTTCATCTTTTTTCTATCTGCTGAATTAAACTGTCCTTTAGTTTCAATAATAATATTTGAATTTGAAACAGGAAAGTCAGGTGTATAAGTTCTTTTCTGTTCAGGACTAGTAAAGGTTATCTTTATGCCTTCATAAACAAACGTACATTTGTTTTTGTTTAAGCAGTTGTAGACAACTTCTTCTAGTCCTGATTTCAGGAAAACAGATTTAGAAATCTGAACTCGTTTGAACTTCTGTCTGAACATCTGAGTTGACTTCGGCTTTATAGCCATCTTCTTTTTCAAAAGGTGTATCTGATTTACCTTCTACAAGTTCTAAAATTTGAACTGCTTTTATTCTAGCAGTAATACCTGCACCAAATGGTGCTGAGTATGGTACTAGTTCATAAGCAATTTTAAGTTTAGACCCACCCCAAATTGATTTTTCAATAGGGTGTGGTTGCTTTTGTGCATCAAGTAACTGAGGTCTTTGTGTAAAAGTTTCCTTAGTTTGTTTATTAACTCCTGATGCTTTTAGTTTAAAGATGAAGAAGACTTTATCTCCTTCAACATTATATCGTGGGTGAGGACTTTCCTTTACCTTTTTGCCTTTGTTTTCTGCAATCGCTGTTTTTAGACTGTCTGCCTGTGCATCATCAAATAATTTAATCATGTCGGTAGCTTCTGATTTAGCGACTTCCAAAGTCACCTTATATTCACCTGCGTCATTAAATTTAACGTCTGGTTTGTTAAGGTGTGGATAAATTGCCTTACCTACAACACTTACGTGTGTCGTTAGTTTCTTCATAGATATTCTCCTTTTATGTTAGTCTATCTAATAGTGGCACTTAGTTGCACAGGTGCATGTATTTAGATACAGAAAAACGTAGATTGCTTAACTAAGTCCAAATCAAGAGTTCCCTTTTTAGGCATTTTAGGAAATTTCTTTTGATTTTTCTCAGATAACATTGCATACATTTCATCAGCAAAATTTTGAAGTACATCTTGCTCATATACCTCACAAAATGCTTCTCTTAATGCTTTACCCATTAAATGACTGTCACTAGCCACACAACCAAAGCTGTCATGTATCATACTAAAATTATCTACTCCTAATTTTTTAGCTTTAACTACAGCAAGTTGAAGAACTGCACCATCATTTGCGTGAATGAAATTTGGACATACTCCTAAACTTGTAGCCCTTCTAGATATTCTATTAGTATCATGTGCTATAGAAAGTTTGACTATACTATCACCCATTTGTGTCTTAACTCTTTTGCTTTCCTTCTCATAACAAAGCATTTGAATAGGTGCATTTAATGGTGAAGTCCATGTTACTGGAAGATTTTCAGAAGCAACAAGTTTTGCAATGTCTTTTAAATACTGCATAATTTCTTTTGCTCCAACAATAATCTCATTGATACTTTCCCACAATATTGGTGTGAGCCAATTAGTTGCTTTAAAAATACCATCTTCTTTTTCTGATACTCTAAAAGTTTCTACTGATACACCTTTTTCATTTAGTTGTTTCTTCATGTGTTCTTCAATATATTTTCTGCATGAAAATTTAGTTAATGAATATGGCAAACACATCACTGGTTTCTTACATAGCTTTCTATCTATTCCGTAGTCTATCCACTTCTTAGCTAAAGGTTCATCTTTCATATCCCTAAGTTTCATAATAAGTTTTTGTGCGACTAAATTATAAACATCAGATGGTTTATTAGATGGAACAAGATTGGTAGCTTTTCCACCAATTTCATCACGCATCATAGCTGAGTAATGTTGTAGTCCTGAATTTGAACAGTCTGCTTGTATTGGTAATGTAGTTATAAAGTCTGGTGAATAACCACTAGCAACAAACTCTTTAAACTCTATAGCCCACGCAAGAAAACAATAAGGTTTATCTGCACTAGCCCACCATGTATCTTCTAATGGATTAGTTGCTGTTGCAATTATTCTGTCAGTATTATCTTTGACCCATTGTTCTCTAATAGGTAGTTCTTCTTTATCTACTTCTCCATATAAGTTAGCACCTGCTATTGCAAAAACACTATAACTATCATTATTACCCATTGGCTTACCAAACTTAAATTTAAGTAATGCTCTAGAATAATCTGCTGACTGTGGTGAAAGTAATGCAGGTTTAGGATAGATACGAAATCTAAAATCAAATTGGTAGGGGTAGAAAAAACCACCAATGTTTTGAAGTACAGTTGCTTCTTCCATAACTAATCTAACTTGAATAAATTTAGACATAGCTTGACCAATAGATTTATGCACATGTTGTGCTTCTCGTTTCCATTTAGTTAATGCTTCCTTGTTAGTTTTTATATCAAATGGTTTTGGTGGTAACTCCATTGATTGAGGATTAACTGGTAGCTGACCTAAATTAAAATCATTTTCCATACATGTTTTAATCAAATCAAATATAGGTTTATTAATAACCCACTCAGTTTCTTGGATTGTATTTATACTCTCATAAACAACAGGCATCTCATGTACCTTATTATTTAATTCTTCTAAGTATCTTCTGTTACTTGCTTTTACTAGATTGTAGTGCATTGATTATATCCTTTGGTTTATTTTCAAAATTATGTTTCTTTCCATAGTACCCACCAATAAAAGGTGAAGTCCACTTTCTAGGTGGCATTTTCATAGGCATATACTTGGGAAACAATGCTTCATTTTTAATATTAAAGTTTTTTATTTCTCTGATAATTTTAGGTGTGGGTTGAACATAAGTAACTGTCTTCATCTTATTGAGTTTCATATTACCTACCTTAACTAAACCTAATAACTCACATAAGTGTATCATCTGCACACCTAAGTGAAGTCTATGTTCTTTAGTCCAATCATCAAAATTAAGTTCATGTTTATTCATACAATAAACCCAAACATTCTTTTTATATTGCCATCTATTAGTTTTCTGGGGTACGTTCTTACCCTCTAATCGCTTGGCTACCTGTGTATATTCAGTCTTCTTCTGCTCTTTAAATAGCAATATTCTAGCTTCAAGCATTAAAGCATTGCCTAATACTATAGACAATTTATTCAATGTGCAGTCACTAGAGATACCATCAATAACATTCTTTAAGATTATCAATGAACATGTATCAAATATACTTTGGTTATTAGACATCTTCTTTGTGTCTTGATTGAAGGCAGTTTGAGGAAGGCATTGTACTATTTTCTTTATAGCAATGTGGTGAGTTCCTACCTGTCCTGTGTCTATTTTTTCTACCTTCAAATGGATTAAACTAGAAAGTTTATCTATGTATTTTTGTTGGTGAAATAGACCATACATGGTCGTACTCTCTTGCTTCTTAGATTTAGCATCATTAATCAAATGGTTATATCTATCAATACCACCTCTTAACATCTGCTCCTCAAAATCTAATTCTTCTTGTATTTTTTTAGTGTAGTCTTCTGTGTCCCTGTGTTTTCCACCTACACCAACCTTAACTAACTCAGCTAATTGTTCTTGTAGTAGATTTGTTTGTGTATCAGACATAATGTGAACATTTCCTTACAGTTTGTATGCACCTGTGCAATGTTGCAATGGTTCTGTTGCATTTGCCACCAAACCCTTGCAGTTGTGCATATATAGATTTTAAAAAAAAGGTGTTGCTATTAAAGAACAATAATACAGCAGTGCATGTAATTTTTTTGGAAGTAGTTCCTAAGACCAGTGATTGTACCTTAACCTTAGTTATACTTCCTTTATAATTCATGCAGTGCAACATATCACTCATAATGCAACACCTCGTGCAACAAAAATAACCCAGTTATTGCTTCTGGTAGGCGAGATAGGATTTGAACCTACACGTCTTGCGACACCAGTTCCTAAGACTGGCGTGTCTACCAATTCCACCACTCGCCCTTTTGTGGGAATGTAATTAGCAGTCTTCATTTATTTAATCAACCCTTTAGAGTTATGACCCATCAAAGGTATTATATTACTATCACTTATACTATTCACAGCTTCTCTTAATGCTTCTGGTGTTTCCTGTGCATAATATTTTAGTACAGTCTCAATGCTTATACCTGCAAGTTTAGATATAACTTTGACTGGTGTTTTTGTTTCACACAATCTTGTAATAAATGTGTGCTTCGTTGCATAAGGTGTGAAGTCTTTTATCTCCAACATCTTTCCATACTTTTCAAAAAAAGTTCTCATGCTTCTAACAGTTACATTTGGGAACAACTTTCTAGATTTATGTGCTATTGCAGTTTCTCTATACTTAACACAGATACGATAAGCAATCTCATTTAATGGTAAATCACCTGACCATTGCTGTGTCTTATGACGAAAAAAATTAATAGTTTTATTTTTATAATCAATACAATCAATATTAAATTTAGGGTCATAAAATTCAAATTGTAATCTTTGACCTAACCCATTAATTAAATACTGCATTGCATCTGCATGTTCTTCATCACCATTAGCATAAGCTACTTCCATAATTCTAGCTTCATCTTCTCTGCTAATTGGTTTCTTGCTTTTACTTTCTATGACATGAAGATTACTCCAACCCATATCTTTAACTCTTAAATCAGGATTAAGTAATTTAGATTGCTCCAACATTCTTTTTGATATTGCTTCTCTAAATGTTTCTCTCAATACTGAAAGTCTATGATTGGTTGTCCTAGTATTAAATGTAGAGAGATGGTTACTTGCTCGTTCAGTAATTCTCTTTTCCATATACTTAACAAAGCCATTGTAGTGACCATCAGTTTGCATGTCTTCAAGTTTAATGTCAGGTGAAAAATAATTTAAAATATCTTTAATATAAATTTTGATATTTGTATCATTACCCTTACCTTCCCATTGCTTAACATAAGTCATGTGCAAACAATCTTTTAGTGTGCCATGAGTTATAACTTTCTTACCATTTTTTCTGCTGTGGTAATTAGCTGAAGTTAGCTGTTCAAGATGTTTAGCTTTGACTTCTATTGCTTCTACTAGAGATTTCTTAAAAGACATATCACTAGTGTCTGCAATTTTAATAGTGTTGTAAGCACTATCGGTTACCTGTTTGCCATCAACTATCATCTTTTTTCTGGTATGGACTTCAAGTAAATTATCTCCTCTAAGTCTTATACCTGCATGTAGTTTTAATATAGCTTGTCTGCTGTTCATGTTACTCCTTAAATCGCAGTCATTAATTTAGAACTTTTAAAAACAGAAGGTATAGCTTCCTGCGTTGAACCTAAAAAGAACTTCTGTAGTTTCTTGCCTTCACTAGTTAATTCAACATACGTATATCTTTTATCTTCTGCGAATGGATTGTCCGTATAGTTAATTAAGTTTAGTGTTTCATGTAAGTAAGTTAATGTTCTACTCAATGAAGATTGATTGATACCTCTACCTAAAATCTCAATATAATTTTTTGAAATTTCTTCGGTAGACATATTGTTATCTTTTAATAATAACAGGATTTGTAACACAGCTATATAATGCTGTGGCACTCCGTTAGTATGTAAAGTTTTACCTAGCTTCTGTTCTACCTTCTTAACATGATTAAGAAAATGGTATGTGAACCTAAGACTAAATACTGCTTTTGTGTATTGCTCTCTCATTGTTTCCTTTTCTACTTTCTAGTTTTATAATGTTCGTAGAAGTATGAGTTTGATTAGTTGTTCTAGCTAATGCTATTGCAACATTCTCATTAAACTCAGGCTCAGTAATTTCTGTGTCCCTTACATCAAGATATTTAACAAGTTTATCAAAACTATATTTGATACAAATGCCACCTATCTTTAATGCTATGGATTTCTCCCAGTCATTACTAACAATGATTTGTTTTTTAAAAAAAGGTAAGTTCTTAACTCCCTTTAAAGGTTTAACTTCATAACTGAAGTCTTCAACACGTCTTAAAAAAGACTGACATCTGACTTTATGAACTAACCTACATACTACCATTGCTACTACCATTATTGTTTTATTTATTATTGTATTCATCTTAACTATATTCCTTACTTGCACAAGTGTTTAATACTAATGTTTGACACTTAAAAAAAAATAGATAATCAATGTATTGTGCATCACAACTCTACCTAGATTTTGTGCCTGTGTTCTTATATGCTAACTATATGTAGTTTCGCAATAGAACAACTATAGAACATCAAAGAATAAATTGCTTGGGGATTATAATGTATAATCTAGCAAATTAAATCTTCTATGGTCTCAGTTACTACAACAATACTGTACTCTTTCACGTCAGTTTTGTTATCATTAAAGGTCTTTTCAGCACTAATTAGTGCCTGTCCTAAATGATTAAACATCTTGGGTGACGTAGCAGTTTCAAGTATTGGTAGTTCACCTTCAACTATATTTACTGTTGCCATGTGTTGTTTTCCTTACGTTAGAACAGCTAAAAAGCTGTCTCTTTTTATGTGAAAGATGTATTATTTGAGCAGTAGGTTTAAGGTCATTTCTGACCTTTTGTACTACTCTCTGTAATTCATCAGTAAGAATGTCATGTGGTTTGAATAGAGATTTCTGCATTATGCTCTCCTCTTTCCAAATATAGTCCAATTACTTTTACTAGAATAATCATCAAGTTGAGGTGTCAGTTTCATACTATCATTCACCTTAGTCTCAGCTTGTTTTCTTCTATGTATCTTATGAATTGCTGTGGTTAATTGTTTTACTTGTGCTGTCAAGTCAGCGACTTGTACTGTTAGTATTTGTACTTGGTCTTTTAGTTTGTTATTAAACATATCACTCCTTACAGTTAATGTTATCTGATATATAAGATATAATCTCGCAAATCAGTTAATATACTTTATGCACTTTATAAAAAAGAAATCAACCCTTTTATGAAAATAATTGTTGATATATAAATTAATATACTATAAGCCTTTATATAGGTAGATAATATGATAATTAAGAATATAACTGACGTTATGAGTACCTCACCTAATTCTTTAGAAGAATTTTCAAATTTTATTAAAGAGTTATGCAAAGAGCATAGCCAAAAAGATATAATTGAAAAATCTGGTATTGATAAGAATGTATTATATAGAGCAATTAACCAACAAAATATTACACTAGATAATTATTATAAAATAAAGAAAGCCTACACCGAACAACTTATAACTAATAATACTTCTGATGGTATAGAACACTTACCTATTCTTGGTCAAATTGTAGGTGAAACTAAAGTTAAAATGTTAAACTTTTCGCAACCAACATCTGTACCTGTGACTAGTGGTTTAATAGATAGATGGTCACCTGTGTTTGGTTATTTAGCTGTTAATCAAACGTGTTATTCAGGCTTTGTTTATATATTCACTGCGAAAGAAATTGAAAACAGCAACACTATTAACAATCAGTGTATTAATAGAATGGTTATGACATACCCACATGAAGAAGACCCAATGTATGGCATGATTATTGTAGTTAAAGATAAATATTTATTAATACACCCTCAAACTAGAGAAACATTAATTGAAATTCCAAAGAAAAATAATATTAAATGGGCTAAGTTTTTATGTATTATACCCTTCTCACTTATGGAAAACTTTAAGCAAGGCAGTAAGTACGAAGACAATATACATAAATTAGAGACTGATTTTTTAACTTCTAAAAAATAAACTACAGTGACAATGTAAGTGTGAATGTAAGTACACCCACCTACCTACAAAATAAAAGTGAGAATGTACTATCATAATAAATCAAAGCGACAATGTACTATCATTATT